CTGATAAAGTAGATAGGGACACGGTTTTACAAAAATGTGAAGGTAGAAGTTATCCGGTAAAATATCAATCCGATATTTTAAACCAGGAATTAAATTTTAGTTGTGATATTCTTGTTGCTGATTTAAATAATGTTAAAGCAATTGTTCAAAGTTCGGATGATTTATTTTTCCGTGATCATTCTGGCCGGTGGTTCGATTGTGCAATTTTAAATCCAAATTTTACAAAGCAAGAAAATGGAAGGGTTTATAATTTTAAATGTAATATAATACAAATTGAAAAGGAGTGATTTTAAATGGCTGTAAGTGCTTTCTTATATGGAAATTTTATAAAAAATTTATTAGATAAAAAGATTGATTTTAATAGTGATACTATCAAAATGGCGTTATGTACTTCGAGTTATTCTCCCGACCAAGACACCCATGATTTTTTTGATGATATAACAAATGAGGTGTCAAATTCTGGGACAAATTACACATCGGGAGGAAATACGATTGCCAATTGTTCTATTACATATACAGGCGGAACAAATGTTTGTAAGATTGACGGTGATGATGTTACTTTTTCAGCTGTCACTTTAACAGCTAGATATGCGATTATATATGATTCTTCGCCAGGAACAGCTGGAACTAATCCATTAATCGCATATATAGACTTTGGAGCCGATCAGAGTCCTGCTGGTGTTGATTTAATAGTTGCTTTTAATGCTGGTGGTATTGGTACATTTACAGTAGCATAGGGGTGATATAAATGTCAACTATACTTGATAGTTATAGTGAATCTAATTTTACTGCCAGTAGTACAACAAATTATGCTAGCATTACGCCTGAAGGACGTTCGCAAAGTTTTACAGCTGATTATAGTTATAATGTAACTAAAGCACGATTTTATTTGCGAAGAGATGCCGGAGATACAACACAAACTGTTAGAGCCTATTTATATTCACATTCGGGAACGTATGGGACAAGTAGTGTCCCTGGTACATTATTAGCGACATCTGACGCGGTTAATTTGTCCAGTATCGGAACATCTATTAGTTGGATAGAGTTTACTTTTAGTACTCCTTATTTAGTTACACAAGGAACTCATTATGTAATAGCTGTAATGTGTACACAAGGAACGGAGGAACTTGCATTAAGAATTGGTTATGATGGAACTACTTTAGCACATGACGGAAATTATGCTTCTAATGGTTCGGGGAGTTGGTCGGCTTCAACTTCTCGTGAAGTAATATTTGAAGTTTTAGGCGATCCGGCCTCAATTACCGTGAACGTCCCTTTAATTAATGTAAGTTGTGACGCCAAGGCTCCAACTGTAACTTATAATAGGAAAGTTGTTGCTCCTTTAATTAATGTTAGTTGTGAAGCTAAAATCCCAATTATAACTATTAGTACTCCTATAACAATTGATGTCCCATTAATAGTTGTAACTTGTGAAGCACTAATACCAAGGGTTATTATAAACTATTCACATAATTTTATAGTTAGTACTGGAAATTACTTTACTAAAAATAGGATTGAAAAATTTGAATTTGAATTATTAGCATTAAAAAATGAAAGGTATGAAAATGATGGATGGGTGACGGATTATGTAATTAAAAACAGTGGTAATATAAATATTGATTTTACCAGGGATGTAATTGGGACATTTAATTGTAATATCAGAAATAATACAGATATTAATTATTTATCAGATTTAATCCGACCTTGGTATGTACTAAATGATACATATAGATTTCCTTTAGGGACTTATATGTTATCTTCACCAAAAAAGAAATCTGACAGCAAGCTAGTAACAAGACCAATACAAGGATATGACTTGTTACTAGCTTTAGAACAGGATAAAATGATAAATTCATATACAATTGAAGCTGGAACAAATGTAATTACAGCTATAGAAACATTGTTATATATAGTTGGTGCTAACTTATGGGTTAATGCTGATATTACACCATCCGATGAAATATTAGCCACGGATGTAAGTTATGAACTAGGTAAATCAAAATTATTTATTATTAATAGTTTATTGAATATGATAAACTATTATCCACTTTGGGCCGATGGTAAGGGTGTATTTAGGTCTATCCCGTGGACGAATGAACCCAATGTAACATATTCTTTTATAGATGATAATTTATCCATATACACACCAAATATCGATCTAACTTTAGATTATACTAATATGTATAATAGAGTTGTAATTATAAATAACCAATTAGTACAAGATACACAACCTTTATATAAGGTGTGGACCTTTGAAGATGAAAATTTAGAAAGTCATCCCCTTAGTTATAGCAGTTTAGGGAGATATATAACAAAGATTTTTCAAAGTGAAGCGGTTAGTCAGGATTATGTTGATTTACGGGCCAGACGAGAACTATTAAAAATGTTGGAAATAGAAGAAAGCGTAAAATATAATCATGCATTTATTTCAAGCAGGGAAAATGACGGATTACCTTGGCAGGGAGATTGTTACAGATTTAAAAACAGTTTATTAGATGTTGATAGTATTTATAAAATAGAAGCCTTTACTTATAATTTAAAAGTTGGTAACCTTGTAAATACTCAAATTAAAAGGATAAGGAGCACTTATTGACATGGATAATTATCTAAGTTTTATATTAAATAAAAAAGAAAGTAATTTTTTCACTGGTATAATTTATGATTTGGATCCATTGCAAGTATTAATTTATCCTGCTGATGATGCAATAAATTGTAAGGCTACTAATGGTTTATTGGGTTTAAGTGTAGGTTCTAATGTTATCCTTATGAAAATTGGCAATCAATTTATAATTACTTCGATAATCGGTAATAGTTTTAATGATAGTATTATTTTAAATAGAAGTAGCACACAAACCATTACCGATACTAACCAAACCAAAATACAATTTAACAATCAAAAAATATTGATTGGTAATCGATTAAGTTTTGATGCTGTTAACTATGGCGTTAAAATCGGTAAAGGTGTAAACTATGTTAATATTAATACTGATTTGTGGATTGAAAGAACGACAGGAAGTTATTCAAGTATTCACATTAAAAAAAATAGTACTCAATTAACTTATGCCATTGCACCCGCTAGATTAACAGGTCAAGAAGGTTGGTTCACTCAACATAGTCAAAGCAAAGTTGCAGTGGTAGAAAATGATTTAATATATGCATATGTTCGGTTTAGTTCTAGTCATGGTTCAGAAAATATTGTGGCTGGTGGCTATGCTGACAGTTGCAACTTATTAGTTGAAGCGATAGGGTAAAAAAATTAAAGGAGATGAAGAAAGATGGCAAGTGTATATTTAAGTCCATCAACGCAAGAAAATAACAAGGGTATTGGTGATTTTGGGACTGAAGAATACAAAATGAATCAAATAGCTGATTTCACACAAGCTGTACTGGTTCGACACGGGGTAACCGTATATCGTAATAAGCGTGAATGGAATTTAACACAAGTAGTAAATGATAGTAATGCAAAAAAACCAGATATTCATTTTGCAATACATTCTAATGCTGGTGGTGGTCATGGTTGTGAGGTGTTTTGTTATAAATTAGATGGTAGTACAGGGCATAAGATAGCACAATCAATTTATAATAATTTATCTAGCATAACTCCTACAAGTGATAGAGGAATAAAAGCAGGGTATAATTATTATGGTGTAGGAAAACACATGTATGAGATAGCTTATACTAATGCGCCTGCTGTATTGATTGAAACAGCTTTCCATGATGATATTATAGATGCAAGTTGGATTATGGCAAATATCGAAAGAATAGGGACGTTATACGCACAATGTTTATTAATTTGGTTTAATATACAATATGTACCGATAACCCCACCACCACAATCCGTTAAAAATGATAGAGATATTGCAATTGAGAGATTGAAACAAGTAAGTCAATGGTGTAATATGTATATACCATCATTTGACGAAATGGTAAAAAATAATTTAAATGTTTATGGTTTAATTAATAAACTGTGGGAGGGTAATATATGAAAAAATTAGAAAATGAATTATCAACTAGTGAATATACTTTAATTGAGTATAACGATGAATACACGACTAAAGCATGTAATGACTATCAAATTTTAAGTATATACAAACTTTTAACATTGTGTGTTATACATTTTCAAGAAGGTGCTATTAATGATAGTAAAATAAACGGTATCTTTATGGAAGACTTACTTTCTATTTGCCTTCATAGATTGCAATGTTTTCAATTGACTGAATTTAAATGCCCTGAAAATGAAGAAGCTATATTTTGTATATCTAATGCTTTGAAAGCATTAAGGCAAAGAACTATTGATAGACAAAATAGAAATGTATTAGGGACAGAGCAAATATGATATAATTTTGTTGTCCATTCTTTTTAATATATAAAGACTGTAACAAAAAATAATACCTAGTAATTTACTAGGTATTATTTTTGTCTGGATTTGTTAAAATACCAATTTGAATTAGAATTAAAATAAGGGTTCCGAACAATTTTGTGATATTATCGGCTTGTATATTGTTTATCACACCTATTAAGGTTAAAAATGTGATAATTAAGCCGATTGTTGATGTTAATATAAATGCATTCTTGAATTTTTTTATGTATTTCATACATCTTTAACCTCTTTCAAATATCTTAAAACGATGGATTTAAAATCTTTTCTACTTATGACAGTTTCTTTATACCATATTATAGAACTATCGTCAATACTGTTTTGAATTACTTTTATATATAATACAGGTTCATTAGTATGGGTTATATAAAATTGGGAAACGGTATCATTAGCGGATAAATTGTTAAAGTCTTCGATTTCTTTAATTGACATATATTTTTGCG